TCGTGGTCGGTTAATGGTGAGCCACTATTCATCTTTTCAATCAGCTTGCCAAGATGCGGCTCTTCTAATACGTCGAGACGCCCAGAACGGTCCTTGGCTGGGTAGCCCCATTCGTTTAGCGGCTGACATACAAAGGCGCGATACTGACCATGATCTCCTGAGAGAACTGCCATTGTGATAACTTCGTCCACAATTCCCGGCAATTCACGACCAGTCTTTGCGCCTTCGATCTGCATGTTGTATTGCTTGCGACCGTAATCGTCTGTGACTTCATCCAAGATGCCGACAAAGATCACGTTCTTTGTGCGGATGTGCTGAATGTGTGTAAGCCACGACATCATCTCACGACCGTGCATTCCGTAAACAGCGCGAGTATCGACCTTGCCAGAACGCTCAGAGCGCGCTTCAGGCTGTTGTAAGCACCACTGGAAGCACAAACGTCCTGCTACGGTGATTGAGTCCACAAACAGCGTATCGTACTTCTGCCATACGTCTGAGGAGTCGCCATACATCTGCGCCACATAGTCGTAGTGCGACTGACCATATGGCTGGTCTTCTGATAAGGATGGGTTTGCACCGCCCAAGAAGCACGCAAGGTCACGACATTCTACCCATGTGCGAGGACGCACAACATCGATAGGATGTCCTTCGATTGCTGTATCACCAGCTTCCAAGTCCATAAACAAGGTAGTTGCTGGATTGAGCGTGCGAGCCAGTGTGGTTTTACCCACACCGCTTGATCCACACACCACAATCTTGTGGCCCTTTTTCTCAGCTAAACGCTGATCTGCTGTGATAATCTGCAAAGCCATTATTCTACCTCCTCGACTGTAACGCGGCCTGTCTCTACTGTACGGCACTCTTCAAGCTCACTTCTGATAGCTGGAGGTGCGGCTGTGAATTTGCGCTCTTCTACGGCAAACGTCAGCTTTCCGTAGTGATGTGCATCTTCTGGAGACATAGCGTTCAACTTGTCACGCAGCTTGTCTTGATCCCATGATACTTTCTTACCAACAGTTACCTTGAGCCTTTGGTTGCCCTCTGTGATTTGGGCAGTGCCAAAGTCTTTACCGTTGGAGCGCAGCACATCTTTTGCTACAGGTAGAAATATATCTGAGAGTTGTTCTTCAACGTCTTTGAGTTCAAGGCGCATCTCACTGATGACGTACTTGAGTTCGTCTCGACGCTCGAATAGCTCACGACTGTTCATGTCGTTTCCTTTCCGCTTTAAGTTACTAGAGTCCCAAACATAACCATATGGCGTGGGGTACGTCAAGCACTTTTTTTAGAAAGAAATATTTCTATGCCCAGACAGGCCTTCATGAGCTTCTTTTTTAGTTTAAATTCAGGAGTTTCAACGCCCTTGGCATCTTCAACAATTTCGTGCCACTCGCCGTCCTTGTCTTCGCGCTTGTAGCGGAAGTCAGCAATATAGGCGCATATCTTTTGTTCGTTAACGATCAGGTTGTAGCGCACTTGTAGCTCTAAGTCTTTAACACGCCCAGCGCGTTCGAGCGACTTGATGTACAGATAGCGTTCGCCTTCCCACTTAGAATCGAACTTGATGCCATCTATCGTGACCTTCTTATTTCCATACTTGGGTCTTGACCCACGCCGCTTGGGATTATATACAGTTGAAAAGGTCATTTATGGGAAGGAATCTCCAATGCCAAACCCCGGTAAGTACAAATCCGTAGGTGTTTCTATAGACGCTTATGACAAGTTGGTAGCCATTGCGGATCACGAGGATCGTGCGATTGGCCGTCAGCTTTCGCGTATGATTGAAGAAACATACGAAAACATTCGGCTTGATGTCAAGCCGTCCTATACGATCCCAGCCGCTTCGGGAATTGGTGGGATCGCGTCAGTCATTGAAGACTAGAGTAAACCAGCGTTACCTAATCCACCTAGTAAAGTCGATGCAATGTACGGGTTAGATTTCGCTCTTTCCCGTAAGTTCATTTGCTGTCTAATGACTTCTGGATTTATTGACTGAGTTATTTGCATGTCATCAATAGAGACTGGCATTGCAACTTCTGGAACACTTGTTCGGGTTGGAGCGGGTGCGGGGCCAACAGCCTCTTGATCTGCCAGTAACGCTCTTGCGCCACCTTGACGAATCGCAGTCTTTCCACGGTTAGCGGCTTGCAATCCTGCGAGTAAACCTTGCCCAGCACCAGTTGCTCGCTCTGTAAGAGAGGCACCAGAGCCTGTGACCTGAGCAAATGATTCATTCAGCACTTGTGATAAACTTTGCGCGGTGGCTTGTGGGCTTGTGCGGCCAGCCTTTAATTCTATTGCCGCTCTTATGGTTTGTGGGTTGTTGAGAACATAGTTCAATGCTTTGAACCTAATTCCCTTTTTGAAGTTCTTAGCTGGGTTTGTGACCATACCTGTGCGAATAGCGTCTGCTGCAAGAGAGCCTGCGCCAGTTTTACCCGTATCGCTGAGAAGAACTAACATGTCAGAAAGCTCTTTAATGTCTGCAACTTGCTGCTTACCCAAAACTTTGTTTAACATGTCTGGCTTGTAAGCCTCTAAAGCCTTTCGTAGCGAAGACGCTGCTGCTTCATTTACAAATATATCTTCATCTACTGAGCCAAGAATATCACTTATAATTGTTCGTTTTATTGTTTCTTTGGCTGCGTCATTGCCGTCAAAGAACTTCATAACTCTGTCCATTTGTGAGGCAGAGGTGTTTTTGTTTAGGAGAATAGTAGCTGCCTCTTCAGGCTGTATGGTTCCGTCAGCCAAATCCTTCAAGGCTTTGGAGGACAGTGCTTTTTCAAGACCGATCTGAGCATCCTGAACGCTACGCAATGTTGTAATGATGTCATCGCTAGGATTCTGAGCCACAATCCTTTGCATCATTTGGTCGTCAATTTTCTTGACGCCATTAAAAGAAAGAGCTTTAGCCAGATTCTGAACTTCGCCCCACTGATCTTCAAACAACAGCTTGCCAGACTTGCCCAGCTTCTTAATCTTGTTGTTAAACTGAACACCATTGAAGGCTAATGGATCACCGAAGTCTTTGTTCGCTACCAGCAATGCGTCATCGAGATAGCTCTTCGCCAATGTCTGGCGTAGCTCATCACGACTTATTTGTGATATAGAGCTATCGGCAGCATTCAAGACTGCGGCTATTCTTTTAGGGCTATCAGTAATTCTGTCAAAAAGACGACCTGCCGTTAGCTTTACGTTCTCACCTGAATCACCAAGATTCCGAATGATCCCTAAAGTCTCTAGCTCGTTAAACAGCTTGATCTCACTTCGGTAAGCATCGCGAGCATCTAGCAATTGACCCATCGCTTTTTTGACTGTTTTTGCGTTTTGAGGCCCACCTACACCTGTGAGCTTCAGGCCACCAGATTTATAATTACTAGGGTCCATCATGCGATCAATGTCGCCCTTCAAGCTATTTAACAGGCGTCTAGGTGTGGTGTCTTTGATTCCCAGTGCTGGGTCCATCAGTGTGTCGTTTATATTTTTGCGAAGCTCTTTCAGGCCGTTGAAGGTTGTGAACCCTTCCTTAGCACCAGATGAATTCAACTGATCTATCTGACGGCCTATCTCCAAAAACTCATCAGGCGCAACTTTGTTCGCACCCGCGTACTGACTGTCTATAATGTCTCCGAATCTGGTCTGCATTGCCTTTATATCAAAAATAGGCAATTCTCCGCCGACAACTTCTCTTGTAACGCCATTGAGTGTTACAGGGCCTTTCACTTCGGACAAAGTGTCGTCAACCAACTTGAACTGTTGCTTGCTTTGTTTCATGAACTCTTCGTAGTTCTTAACAAGGGACTCAAGAACGAAATCGTCTATCTCTCCACCAGTCTTTGTGGTTTTGGTGAGCATAGATATTGTGTCATCAATAGCTTTCATGTGAGCGTCTTGTGCAGACTTCAATCCAGATTCAAGCTGTTTAGCCTTTTGCGGAACTGAGTCTTTTATTACTCTAGCCAAGTCATCAATGGTAGAAATGCCAGCTTCCCCAAGCAATTTATCACGCTCGTTTAGGGCAAATCTAATATTCGTCATGGCTCTTTTTTGTTCGTTGCCGCCTATAGCCCCTGCGATCTGTGATGTCTTTGATAGGCCAGCGGGAAGACCTGCCGCGCCATAGCTAGGCAAGCCCGGAACATCCGCGTCCATAATTTTTAAAGCAAGGTTAGCCTGATCTGCACCTAGCTCGCGTTCGACTTGGCCCATAGCACGAGCGCCTGCGTTTACGCCTTTACCAGCCGCACCTATTGCAGCTTTGCCAAGTTTAAAGATAGCGTTACCCGCGAAGTCCAAAGTACCCGCAAGGGCAGCTTCTCTTGCTACATCAACACCAATTTCGCCTAAAGACTGTCTTTGAATGCCCAATAGGCTTTCAATACCTTCTTCAGCCGCTTGACCTAAGCCTGCGCCAGCGGCTGCACCAGCCGCGCCTGTCACCAAGCCCGGAGCGCCTAAGATGCCACCAATAACCGCGCCAATTGTTTCGGGGGCAATACCCGCTAAATCTGATACGTCCCGAAAGCTAAGACCTTCTTCCTCAAGAATAAGGTTTTGACCAATAGGCTCCATGCCTTGACTAACCTGACCAGCCTCAGTCAGTGCGAGACGACCTTTTGAGTCTTTTGTGTAGCCTTCTTCACCCACCATTTTACGCAGAATAAGTTCTTTTTCTTCTGGGGTTTCTCCAAAAGAAACTAGAGAACGTATCTTGCCACCAGCGCCAGTTTCGTAATCAAAACCTTCGTCTCTTCCTGAAAGTGACTGGTCTAAATCGGCAAAACTTTTAGGGCGGCTCATGCCAAGAGAACTGCCTTGAGACGCTCGAAACTCTTTCAACAAGTCTTGAGGAGACCGTTCTGCTTTTTGACTATCTCTAAATTGACGCAGTTGCTCTTGAGGGGTCATTTCAAATCTCCACGCTATTTAAAGTCATCTAATGTATAATTAGTACCATAAGTTTTGTTCATTGCGTCAAGTTCAGCTTGAGTAGGCACGTCTGAAACATTTCCGCCAAACTTAATTCCTGCGTTTTGCTCCAGCCACCCTACAGCACGATCAAGGTTTCTTTGAGGCTTCAAGACAGTCAAGTCATAAATTTCATCAAGTTGCTTTTTAATCAACTCAACGTCACCACTTGTCCAAGAAATCTTGCCAATACGATCTTTAACAAGTTGTCGATCAGTATCCGAGAGGGTTTTTCCAGACTCTTTTAAAATGTTTGTAGCCTCATCAATCGCTAGATTGTTCAACATACGCTTGGCGTCTGATACTGTGCTTGGCATATCCCCCGCAGCAATACCAAAATTTCTTAATGTTTGCTTCATTCCACCCAAAATTTGTTTTGGAACAGATATGCCCTCATTTAAATTAGCTATCAAAACTTCAAACTTTTTTGCGCCTGAGTTAATACTGTCTT